TCACTTGATGGTTCTATTACGGTTCTGGGTGCGGCTGCTGCGGGGGTTTCGGTCGTGAGCTGCGGGGGTGACGGTGCATCTGCTGCGGGGTGCAACTCTTGCGGGGGTGCATATGCTACCGGGGTTAAGGTGTACATCGTCGAGCGGCCCATCCGTTCACGGACAGACAACAGGCCAACTTGACCCAGCCACTTGATGGCTGTTTGCACGGTCCTCTCAGCCAGGCAAGTTCGCTCCGCGATACGGGCAACCGATGGCCAGCAGACACCCTCATCGTTTGCGTTGTCCGCCAACGAGATCAGCACAGATTTTTGGGGTCCGCTCATGCCCTGGAGCGGCCAGCACATGCTCATGATTATGGTGCTCACAGCTGGCCTCCAGTCTCAGAAACAGCCGTGACATAGAGTCGTGACACGCTTTCCGATTGGTCGAAAAGTGTCACGACATGGTGGGTATTGCCGGGAGTAGCGATCGTGTTCATAATGGCCCCTCAGTGTTTTGCGTTGTGAAGAAGCCGGTCTAGCCACCGGCTTTTTTGTGCCTGCGATTCAGGCGATTACTTTCCAGCAGACGCGACCAATCCCGCCGACTGAGCTACCGCTCTCAGCGTTCAATGTCCCCACACGTCCTGATGTATTGCCGTCCATTTCCTTTCCCCTAATGGTCTTCCTGGTGCGATCGGCTTAAGTGCCAACTACGCATTCATTGCTCACCGGCCCCCGCCGATGGTGTTTCGTTTCGGTCGCGTGCCTGCGTCTCAAGCAACCTTTACCGACTCTTCCATCACGTCCAGTTCGCTCCGGACATGCTCGATTTCTTTGCGGATGGCTTGCTTCTCGATCTGGCTGACATGACCGTCGTAGAGAGCCGAGTGCACCGCGATGGTCAGGTCAGCGATTTCTTTGCCGACGTGCATCATCGAAGTGGTGAGCGTCTTCGGAGCTGGGGCTTCCTTTTTCACCAGATCGAAACCGAATTGATCAGCCAAGGCGGCGAGCGGACGCATATCGCCGGTATGCAGCAGAATTCCGAACAGGTGCTCAATGGTCAGGTGGTGGGCGTCGTTATCTGGGTTCGCTCGCTGCAGCAGGCTCACATGCGGGACGCCCATCTGGCCGGCCAGCACCTTTGCTTCGTTGTCGAGGACCGCGCTTTGGCAAGCCCGAAGAAATTCGTCCATTCGTAAAACCTCGTTCTTGTTTCAGTGGCGGCGTGCCATCACGCATCGCAAAATGTTCCTAGTGAGGGCTATGCGGATTTATTGATCGCCCAAGCTGGATCGTCGTCGCGCTTGGCGATTAGGGCCCCGCCGGACTCCTTCTCAAGCACGCATTGCATCGGGTAAGAAAACCCGCCTGTCGTACGGCACTGGGATACGCGGCTGCCGCTGACCCCGAGGGCGTCACCGATAGCGCGGCCGGTGCGGAAAAATTTCAGGGCTTCGTCGTAAGTCATGGGTTGTCTCCATTGTCTGTGCCGAGTTTAGAGTTCTTAACAATACAAGGCAAGTTATCTAAACTATTAAATGTTTAGAATCCTAAATATGGAATTCAAAGATCGCTTAAGCTCGCGCATGAAGGTGCTGAACCTCAGCGCTACAGACATCAGCAAACTGACCGGCGTATCAAAGGCGACGGTCAGTTTTTGGGTGAGCGGAACCAACGGCGCAAAGGGGAAAAACCTTCTCGCCCTGGCAAAGGCACTTGAGTGCTCGCCCGATTGGCTTTCGGACGGGACTGGGTCGCCAGAGACTTCATCAAACGATGAATCGAAGCCGGGGATGTCCACGGCTGAATTGGTCGCTCAGATGCTTGCCTCAAAGGCAGGGAAGAACCTGTCTGACAAAGCACGCGAAACGATGCTTGCTGCTGCGGAGCAGGCTGATAGTCCGGTTGAGGCCGGCCAAACATATCTGCCTTCCAACTTCGCCAGCCTTCGCCCTCGTCAAGAAGAGATACTGATTCCTCAGTACGATATTCGCGCCGCGATGGGCCATGGCCAGGTACCCCCAGAATACAACGAGGCAGTCCGCAATCTCGTTGTTCGCGAGGAGATCCTGCGCGAGAAAGGTGTCACATACACTTCGGCCGCTGCTCTCGCAATGATCACTGGCTGGGGGCAGTCAATGGAGGGCACGATCAACGACAAAGATCTGGTGATCGTTGATCGCGGCGTGAAGGACTTCATTGGTGAAGGGATCTACGTGGTGACCTGGCACCAGGATTTGTACATCAAGCGGATGATGCGCATGGATGAAGATCATTACCGACTGATCTCTGATAACCAGCACTACGAGAATCAGACAGCCCGCATTGACGATGTGACAATTCACGCCAAGGTGCTGTTGATTTGGAATGCCAGGAAGGCCTGACGCGACAGACAATCAAAAGAAGCCCGCCAAGTGCGGGCTTTTTTGTGCTCATCAGAACGGCGCCGGCTCTTCAACCGACACAAACTCGTCGTGCACCTCAACCTGATGATCGTCTTCAGAAGACGCCTCCCACTTCAAGGTTACTGACTCATCTTCATCGTTGAATGTCACCTCAATGCCATCCGTTTCGGATAGCAGCTGCATCACCTCTTCCCATTCCCTATCGCCATCCGTATCGAGTCGATGGATTGTCACCCAGCGCTGATCCTGCGCGATTGGGTGGTTGATCATTGATGAAACGCGCAACCCCAAGCGTTCAAGCCCGGACATTGCCACCCTCTCCTGCTGCTTCTGCTTTTGCGGCTTAGCCATCGACTGCTCCTTAATGCTGTACATCCATACAGGTACGGCGCGAGCATATCCCAACATTTCGCAAATCGTAAGTCTTGACGTTCAGCCAATGACGGGGATTAGGGGCGCCCCTTTTGTTAAGATTTCTAAAATAAATATTGACGCACCTTGTTTAGTTTTCTAAATTAGCTTCAACGCCAGCGAACAACTGGCCCGGGACTAAACAACCCACCGCTCTTTAACAGTCAGCGCAACAAACAACAGACCGCATTGCCTCTACCGGCGACCGGCGAGCAGACAGGCACGAAAGCCTGCCAACGACAGGAACAACCTGGACGGCTGCTCGATGGTGAAACGCCAGAACCGTGTATGCCCAGTAGGCACGAAAGACCCGGCAAGCAATGCGCCCCGCCCCTTCCGGCGGCAATAGGACGGACAGCATCACTGCTGCACCTTGGCGACAGGGTGCAGCGGGATGTAACCCAACTCACACCGAGGGATCAGCCATGCATCCATCCTTTCAAGAGCGCATCGACGAACTCGGTGCGCTGCTGCAACAGACCAACGCCGCGCGAGCCGCATTCTTCGGCCGCACTGATCGGCCGATGCCACCCAAGCCGGTGCGCTTCCAGGTCACAGGCGAAAGCGTCGGCATGTTCCAGATCGTCGACCTCGCTACCGGCAAGACTCGCGCCTTCCGTGAGGGCTATAAATCCGCCCACGACCTCGCCATGCAGTTCGAAGAAAAGGCCAGCCGTCTCTCAGGAGGTGCGCAGTGATCGGCGTACCAATACCTCACCCGCGAGACTCGATGATCGACGACCTGAACCGAAAATTGGATCAGTTCTTCGGCGCCGGCGGCAAAGCTGAACCGGCTGCCGCCTTCAAGGCTGAGCCTCGTCCACCCCGCTCGAACAAGATCGCCCCCGACACCATCTTGAAGCGTCGTCGGCCTTCCCCATCCCACGCGGAGCGGATCGCACTGAGGCGTATCACGGAGTCTCTATGAGCAAGCGCAAGCCCAACAACATGCGGGCCCGGATCGAGCGATCCTGCCGGGCGCTGCTCAGCACCAACCACGTCGCGGTGGTGAACATCGATCCCAGCGGCCGCCAGGGCATGATCAACTGGAAGAACTGCAAGAGCATCCCGCCAGGCCAGCGCATCGCCGACGCGGTCTGCGACGTTGCCCACCGCTGGACGATCTATCTCAGCGTCCAGTGCCGCGATCAACGCGGGCACCGCTACACCAAGTCGGTAGAGGTTGCGCCCCAAGGCAACTATCTGGCCGCGCACCTCGAAGACGTGATCGAGGAAACCTACAAAGACCTGGTCGCCGAGAGCAATCCGAATCATCGGGTTGCGTCGGGCTGGATCGCAATTCCCGCCGAGATATCGCTGACGGAAGAGCAGGCCGCCCGGGTGTTCGATGCCGTCGGCGTCTGGAATCAGCAGAGAGCAGCATGAGACGCATCAACAACCAGGTGCGCCAGCGCCTTCGCCAATCGCAATTCAACCTTCCACCCAGCGGCCTGTTGGCCATCCCGGAGAAACAGCCATGCCAACCCCAACCGATACCGCCGAGTTCCTCGAGGAGCTGAACGGCGGCGCTTT